ACTCCAAGGAGTTCGCCGACGCGAGGCCGATTATTCTTTCGAGGGACCTCTCAAAGTGCGTGGCGTGTGGGGTTGGTCAGAAGACCGTCAAGGTGAACCACCCAACGGCGCAGAACAGGACCAACATGTCGATTCATCACATCGACGGGGATCCCTCGAACAACGACCATGCGAACCTGATTACCATTTGCCAACGGTGTCATGTGACCCACCACAAGTCGAAGAAGACTCCGTTTCCTTGGTTCGGGAGATACGCGAAGGCCGCCAGCATGTCTACGATCTCCAAGTAGAGGACAATCACAATTTCTTCGCCAACGAGTTGCTGGTCCACAACTGCATGTTGATCGACGACCCCTTCAAGAGCTGGGAGGAAGCCCAGAGCCCCTTGGCACAGCTCCGCGTCCAGCAGTGGTTCCAGGGAACCTTCTACACCCGGGCCGAGCCCAACGCCTCGATCATCGTGATCCAGACTCGCTGGCACAGGAACGATCTGACCGGCTGGCTCGTCTCCGAGCACAGCGACGACTGGGAAGTGGTGGACCTCCCGGCCATCGCCGAAGAGGGCGACGCCCTGGGCCGGGCCCCCGGTGAAGCCCTCTGTCCCGAGCGGTGGCCCATCGATGCGCTCGAGCGGATCAAGGCGGCGATGGCCCCCGTCATCTGGCTCGCCATGTACCAGCAGCACCCGACCGATCCCGAGGGCCAGATCATCCGCAACATCTGGATCAAGCACTGGTCGGAGCTGCCCGCGCGGTGGGACAAGCTGATCCAGAGCTGGGACATGGCCTTCAAGGACTTGCAGACCTCCAGCTTCGTGGTGGGCCAGGTCTGGGGACTCAGCGGCGCCAACGCCTACTTGCTCGACCAGATCCGGGAGCGGCTTGACTTCGTGTCTACCATTGCCGCCATCGAGCGGCTCACCGCCGCCTGGCCGGCCGCCCTGGAGAAGCTGGTTGAGGACAAGGCGAACGGCACCGCTGTGATCAACACGCTCCAGGGCCGCGTCCCCGGGCTGATCCCCATCAACCCGCAGGGGTCGAAGACGGCGCGCTTGTACGCGGTGAGCCCCGCCTTCCAGGCCGGCAACGTGCTCATCCCTGCCGCGCAGCTCTACCCCTGGGTCAACGAGTGGATCGGGGAGCTGACCACCTTCCCGGGCAGCCTCAACGACGACCAGGTGGACGCCACCAGCCAGGCCCTGAGCCGGCTGTTCAACCGCTCCCGGGCCGTGCCCGACATCAAGTTCCCCGACATGGGCCAGTCGAACCCGTGGGCTAGTTGACACGCGGCAACGTTGACCGCTGCCCTGCCCCTGCTGTAGGCTCGGGGCATGGCCACAAAGAAAGCCGCTGCCAAGGGCCCGAAGAAAGTCAAGAACTTTAGCGTTGAACTCGGGGCAACCGGCCTCCGGCAGTACGGCGGGATCCTTGACGAGGAATTCAATCCGAACCTCAAGGGCAAGAAGGGCCGGGACGTCTTCCACGAGATGGCCGAGAACGACCCGGTGGTGGGCGCGGTGCTCTTCGCGATCGAGATGCTGATCCGCCAGGTGTCGTGGGACGTGACCCCGGCGGGTGGTGAGCCCGCAGACCAGGAGCAGGCAGACTTCCTGAAGAGCTGCATGGACGACCAGGACCGGCCATGGTCCGAGGTGATCTCCGAGATCTTGTCCATGCTCGTCTACGGCTGGCAGGCCACTCACCCGGTCTACAAGATGCGCCGGGGCCAGGGCGGCAAGGTGTCATCGCAGTACGACGACGGCAAGATCGGCTGGGCGAAGCTCCCGACGCGTGCGCAGGATACGCTCTTCGCGTGGGAGTTCAGCGACGAGGGCGAGGTGCTCGGCATGACCCAGCAACCGCCGCCGAAGTATCAGACCGTGACCATCCCCGCCGACCGGCTGATTTTGTTCCGCACCAACTCGAAGAAAGGTTCGCCCGAAGGCCGGTCCATCCTGCGGAGCGCCTACAAGCCGTGGTTCTTCAAGACCAAGATCGAGGCGTTCGAGGCCATCGGGATCGAGCGGGACCTGGCCGGCATGCCGAAGATCGAGGCGCCGGCCGAGTGGATGAGCGCGGACGCCTCACCGGCCGAGAAGGCCCTCTACGAGGGCTTGAAGCGCATGGGGCGCAACGTCCGCATGGACGAACAGATGTGCGTGATCTTGCCCCAGATGTGGGATCCCAACGGCAACAAGCTCGTCACCTTCGACCTCATGAGCACCGGCGGCAGCAAGCAGATCAAGACGAACGAGGTGGTGCAGCGGTACAACACCATGATCGCGGTCACGGCCCTTGCCGACTTCGTGCTCTTGGGCCAACAGGCGGTGGGCTCGTTCGCCCTGGCCAGCAACAAGACGGAGATCTTCGCGTCGGCGTTGGGCGCCTGGACCACGTCGATCGCGGACACGTTCAACCGGGTGGAGGTGCCGCGGCTCTTCGCCCTGAACGGCTGGTCCGGGCCGCTGCCGAAGATCGAGGCGGGCGACATCGAGGAGCGCGACCTTGGGCCGCTGGGCGAGTTCCTGAGCAAGCTTCCGGCCATCGGGATCGACTTCACCGGGGACCTCGACGTGGAGCAGTACCTGCGCCGGGCGGCTGGTCTGCCGGACAAGAAGGCCGAAGCCGAGATCGAGGAAGAGCCCGAGGCCGCGCGGACCAACAAGCTCCTGGAGACGGTCGGCGGCATCAGCGCGATCATCGACATGAACACGGCCATCCAGGAAGGCCGCATGGACCAGACCGCGGCGGTGGCGATCATGGTCAACATCCTCGGCGTGGACGAGGCGGCAGCGACCAAGATGCTCGTCAGCGCCGGCAAGGTCACCCCGCCGCCCAAGGCCGAGTAGTGCCTTTCGCATTCCACCCCGTCGCCAAGGCCAAGCGCCCCCGCGCCAGGCAGCGCGCCGTCTTCGTCGAGAGCGACAAGCTGGAACCCGGCATGGTGCGCACCGTCCTGGACGAGGTGAAGAAGCTGCGCGGTGACGTGGACGTCAAGGAGCTGGCGCGGCTCATCCCGACGGCCGAGCCCGCAGAGGTGCTCGAGCTGATGAACGCCAAGGGCGTGACCGGCATTGGGACCAGCTTGGAGCCCGCCATCGTCGAGGGCGCGAAAGCGGGGGCCAAGACCGCGGCGAAGGAGCTGGGCAAGGTGCTGGTGCTGGACATGCGCCGGCCCGGGTTCAAGCGCTGGCTCAAGGGCCACATGGGCGCGCTGATCAAGGAGACCTCGGGGACCAGCATGGGCGCGCTGCGGGCCACCCTGACGGACGGCATCAACCGGGGCCGGAACCCGCTGAAGCTGGCCAAGGACTTGCGAGACACCATCGGCCTGACCGAGCCTCACGCCCGGGCGGTGGCCAAGCGCAGCGCCGACCTGCTGGCCCAGGGCTTGCCACAGGCCAAGGTGGACAAGCTCACCGAGAAGTACCGCGAGAAGCTGCTGAAGCTCCGGGCCCGGACCATCGCCCGCACTGAGAGCCTGGCCGCGGTCAACAATGGGCGTCAGGAGCTGTGGAACCAGCTCATCGAGGATGGGGCGTTCGAGGAGGGCCAAGAGAAGGAATGGTCGACCGCTGGTGACGACGCGGTCAGTGACGAACACCAGGAGTGGGACGGAATGAAGGTCCTGGTCACCGAGGAGTTCCCGCAGGGCAACCCGCCGACGCGGCCGAACTGCCGGTGTACCGTGGTGTTGGTCTAGTGCCCCGCGCTGTCGGCGTGGTACTCGGTCCACGCGGCCTCGTCGAAGTCGATCAGAAGTCGCGGCGCGTTCTCCATGCGACCCAGTCGCCGCGGATGCTCTTGAGGACGCTCAGCACCGGGTCAGTCTCAGCGAAGTCGCTCCCGCTGATGGTGTCGCGCCCGGCGGCGATCTCGGCGAGCTTGCGCTTGTAGGCGTCCGATGCGATGTAGCCGCGGGGGCCGGCTATGATTCCGGTGACGGTGTTCATAGTGAAGGGGGCGACGGTCTTGAGGTTCTGGGTCATGCTCGGCTCCTTGGTCGGTGTTGCCTGTAGGTATTGCAACGTCCGTGCCATGAGCAAGGTGATTCGCGCATGCTTAATCGTTGGGCTTTTCAGGGGTGAAATATGAGGTGTAACCGGTTCTTCACAGTCGCGCGGACAACGATTGTTCACATCGTCCTGGCCCTCCTCCTGTCAGCCTGCGGCGCCCGCCCGGCGCCCGCACCTTCGGACCTGCCCGGACCCTTGCAGCATCGCCCGACCGAGTACAGCGCGGCGCCCGATGGCGGACAAGGTTGACACCATCCCCGACTCGCGCTACCTTAATCGAACCGACCACTCCCAACCGAAAACGATTCTGAACCCCGGCGCCTGGTCGCCCTTGGTCGGTAGCTTCCGGGCCCGGGGGGAGGATTTGAACGATGGAACAAGTCGAATGTCATAAGTGCCGATTTTGGAACAAGGGAGTTGATGGAGACCTCGACGCTGACCAGGGGACATGCAGGAGAAGGGCCCCGTCGGTCGTCAATCCATGGGTCTACGATCCGAACACGGCGGACTGGACACGGTTCTGCGACGCGGAAACCGAGTGGAGGTGGCCAATTACCGGCGACGATGAGTGGTGCGGCGAGGCTCAGCCACGGGAGGATTTGAACGATGAGCAGTAGACCGAGCAAGACGCAACGAACCATGATGGCAGAGATCCGCAAGGACATGAAGCCCCGGCCTCCCTGGACACCGCTGGAGGCCCTGACCGCCCGACAACTTCGACGAGCCCGCCGGCAACGCCTGGCTGACCTCGCGACCAAGGACCGGCAGGCCCTGGGCCACAAGCCGCCCGCGGCCATCCTGGAGACCTACCGCCGCTACAAGCGTGAGCAGGCCCGCAACCCGCTGCGCATGAAGTCGCTCCTGCTCTACGGCGGGGGCAAGCGCGTTGCCGCATGGCGTCGGGCCGTTGCCATCATCGAAGGCAGGGAGAAATGGAGATGACCCGCAACCGAGGACCAATCGAGAAGCCGACGAACCCCCACGACCTGGCGGGCACCGGCGACGGGCGCGTCAAGTGCAGCGCCTGCGGTGCCACCTTCCGCCTGAGCGAACAGGGCCGCGCCGCGAGCGAGGAGTGCGTGACCGCCGCTGGCGACGAGGCGGAACTGCACGGGCGCGTGCCAGAGGTCCACTCGCCGAAGATGGACCTGGAGGATATGGCCAGGCTCGACCGCCAGATGGAGCGCCTGAGCATCAGCACGGCCACCGGAGCCGACCTGGACCGTCTGTCAGAGCTGGTCTGTCCCCGGCAGCCGGTCCCGCTCAAGGACGGTGAGGAGCCGCCGCCGCTTTCCAGCCTGTCGTTGCCCCCGCCTGCGGGGTTCCGCTGGGAGAGCGATGCCGAACTGCGCAAGCGGGCGTTGGCCCAGCATAGGGTGCCTGGCTTTGGAAAAACGTGGCCCGTCTGCAAGAGCTGAGATGCAGTGTTCAAGGAACTGGAACAGGATTGCTGCCCAAAGTGCAGAGATACCCAGCACGAGGTCAAGCGACCAGACCTGGTGGTCACCTTCGACGGCGATCCACTGGTGCCATTTGACGTCGACTCCGTGTGCCATGATGATCAAGAGCGGTGCTGCGGAGACTGTTTTGAGCCGAAGCCGGACCTGCTGACCCCGCTGGTCAACGCCGGGATTATTGACCTGCCCCCGCAGGTCGAGCACGAGGGGGACAGCCTGTTGCACCGCCTGTTGCGTATCGAGCCACCCTTCGATGGCAGCAAGTTCGAGATCCCGGAGAGCGCCCGCCCCGACCCGGTCGAGTTGGCTAAGCTGAAGGCCATCGAGGAGCGCATGCGCCGGGAGGTTCAAGCGATGGAGGAAGCCAAACGACTGTCCGACCTGGAAGCGAGGGTCGAAGCCATGGAGGCCCACGCCCACGAGCACAGCGAGCCGCCGCCGCGCATCACCAACCCGCCAGGCACGATGAACGCGGCCATGGTGGACATGCGGCGCGAGCTCACCGCCCAGGGGCAGCGCATCGACGGGCTCCACTCCAGCAGGGAGGCTATGGAGCGGGCGCACCACGTCTATAGGGAGAGCTTGGAGCACGAGGCCAGCCGCATCGGCGCGCTGGAGATCGACCTACAGTCCCTGGCGAAGGTGGAGGGCGCTGCCGTCGTCTCATCGCTGGTGACCCGGGTGCGCGACATGAGCGAGCACGTGGGCGAGGTGGACGGCGCGCTGACCGACCGCATCAACGCCATGGAGTTGCTCCTGCGCTCGCGCGTGGACGAGCTGGCCGCGCTGAAGCAGGAGTACCGCCAGGTCAAGGCCACCGCCGACGAGGCGCGGAAGCAGGGCAAGTGCGTAGCGCTGAACCGGAAGGACATCGACGACAGCGCAAGAGACATCCGGGGATTCGTCAACCGGTTGGACGGTCTCATTCCGGGCATGAACACCGCAACCAAGATGACCATGGAGCCGCTGCAACGGTCTGACGCGCTGCAAGATCTGGTGCTCAAAGATCTCGCCGCCCGCCTCGAAAAGCAGGACGCCATCATCGCCGCGCTCACCGACCTGGCCAGCCGCGCCGGGTGTACGAGGCCACGCGACAGGTGAGCGCGGGATTCACGCTTGAGGCGACCGAGCCCTTCCACTGGATCTCGGTCAACGGAACGATCAAGATTTAACCCGCCGATAACGCCGGTCTATTGCGCCGGATAACGCCGCCCTTGCGCTCCCCGATTCAGCGCTGTAGACTCGGGACATGGCGATCAGTTTTGAGTTTCCTTGCTGTGTCTGCGGTAGGACCAGTGGTGTTTCCCCTGTAAGTTCAAAGAAACCATGGGTTGACGGGAAAGGCCGCAAAAGGGTGGAGGTAGTAACGGTCTTCATTTGCAACCTGTGCGCCTCAAAGCAAGCAACCATGGAGAACTGACCAATGCCCAGTAACGAATACCTCCGAGCCATGCTGCGCCGCGCGCGCGAGCACTTGCCCAAGTACCTCTATGACCAGCTCCACGCCGCGGCCATGCCAAGCTCCGGAGGAACTGCCGCCTGGAAGTCGCCAGAGGTCTCACCGCTCGAAGAGCTGGCCATCGACAGCCTGACCCCGGCCGGGCTGCGCAAGGCCTCCGACGAGGTGCTACAGGCCGCGTGGAAGCGGCTGGCCACCTGGCACAAGCAGGCCACGCGCCGGAAGAAGGACACGGTCCCGTTTGCGCGCTTCGGTGGGCACCTGCTCCAGGAGCTGCGCCGGCGTGACCTCGACCCAGGGGAAGGCCCGCTCGCGCTGGAGGCGGTCGCCAAGTCCACGCTGGCGTGTCGGCTGGACGACCTGCCTGACATGGCCACCATCGCCACCGGCTACGTGGCGCTGGCTGAAGGAACCGAACCGGGCTCGTGCGAGTTCCTGGTGGGAGACGCAATACCAGCCGAGCACCTGTTTGATGTCGCCATGTCCACGACGTCACGGGCCGGGCTGTTTGAGCCGACAGCCGAACTCATGGCCAAGGCTGAGGCCGTGGACTGCGCCGAGCCCGACTCCGTCCCGCTCTACGACCTGGCCCTGGTGCGCAGCGTCCACGAGCCGCGGCCCGAGCCTGTCGGCTTCTGGGAGGTGGTCAAGTCCATGGCGCCGGAGCTGCCCGACCTCGAGCCGCTGAGCAAGGCCGAGGCCCAGGCGGGGGCCATGGTGGCACTGCCCGTGCCTGACGACGTGGCGGCCACCCTCCGTGGCCTGGTGGACCTGCCGGACGTGCCGGACGTCATGCACATCACCCTGCTCTACCTGGGCCCGGCTGCAGACATCGACGAGCTGGTGCAAGGTCGCATCGACGACGTGGTGCGCGAGGTGGCCGCGGAGATGCCGCCCATGGACATCAAGATCGCGGGCTTCGGAACGTTCACCCAAGGGCCACGCGGAATCCCCGTCTACGCCATCGCTTCGGGCCCGGGCCTGTCGCGCCTGCAAAGCCGGCTTGAGGACGCGGTGGGCGACATCGTCGACCTGCCGAGCGAGCACGGCTGGGTGCCTCACATCACGCTGGGGTACATCAAGGGCGACGTGTTGGACCTTCCGCAGTTGGACCAGGAGACGGCGCCCGGGTGGCTCGCCAATTCCCTGATGGTGGCCTTCGCTGGCGAGCACGCGACCGTGCCCCTGACGGGCCGCGCCGAGGTGACAAAGGCGCTGTGCCCCATCGTGAAGGCCGACAAGGAGAAGCAGATCATCTGGTACCAGGCAGCTGTTCCTGGCGACCTGGACACCTACGAGCACGTGATCACCATCGACAAGGTGGAGGATGCCTGTCACGGATTCATGGGCCAACTCGGCGTGAAGTTCGAGCACGGCGAGGACATCAGCCACCTGGCCCGGGTGGTGGAGAACTTCATTCTGCCCATGGACGTCCCAGTCGGCGCCACATTCAAGGGGAAGAAGATCGAAAAGGCAGAGGACGCGATGATCGAGGGCACATGGATCGCCGCGATTCACTACCACGACAAGGCCACATGGGAGCGCGCCGACGCCCTTGGAGGCGGCATAAGCTGGGGAGGCCTGGCAAGAAAGGTGAACCGATGATCTGGATTGGAAAGTTGCAATTTGAAATCCCCCGGGGGCACCGGGCCATCGTCAAGGGCTGGTGCGTCAACGGGCAAACGGGTGAGATCCTCAAGCAGGGGACTGTCACCTTCGAGGTGATTCGATGACCAGGAAGAAGAGCAGTCGCGAAGAGGAAGTGCAGACCCCGCCCGAGCCGCCGCCCGTCATGGGCCGCATGGCCCACGTCGTGTGCCCGGGCTGCAACCGGATCATGAGCCCGTCCATGGACTTCAAGACCTGCACCTGCATCCTGAAGAGCTGCGAGCACTACGGGGTGTATTTTGAGGCGCCAGCGCTGCCGCTCGTGCCCGTCAACAAGGAGCAAACGCCGTGACCGAAGCGAAGACGTGGACCACCAGCGAGGTGGCCGAGAGCACCGAGATCCCGCTGAAGACGCTGCAGTTCTGGGTGCGCGAGAAGCACCTGTCCCCGCTGCCGAAGGACAACGGGCAGAGCGGAAAGCAGAAGCGGATCGTCTGGACCAAGGCCGATGTTCAGACGGTGGTGGACTACAGCAACGAGCGAGTCCGGGACAAGCGCGCGCAAGAGGTCAGAGCTGCCATGATGGACATGATGGGCAAGAACGGCTTGCGCCATTTCAACGAAGCCCTGGGTCTGAATCCGCGCGCTGGTCAGATCGTGGTGGCCGGCCCGGCAGGCGCGCGCATCGTCCAACGGACCGATACCATGCGCACCGTCCTGGAGCGCATCGGTGGTTCAGGGGTCATCCTTCCGCCCGCCTGATCTTGTCTATATATTAGCACCCTCCCCGATTCCCCTATAATTCCCGACTGGTTTGCATCTTAATCGAAGTGTCGCTCACCCTCTATGGGTGCCGACCTTCCTCGAAGACATCAATGTCCTGGAACTGAGCCCCACGGCTCGGCCGGCGAACCGACGTAAGAAAGTTTTTCAGAAGGCAACCCAAGGAGACCCCATGGCCGACAAGCCGAACCCGTTCGCGGACGAAAACGAGAAGCTCAAGGAAGAGGCCGCGAAGCTGAAGGCCGACAAGGAGAAGGCCGAGAAGTCCTTCGCCGACCTGGCCTCCGAGGTCAAGAAGTCCATGGGCGCCCTGGCCGGTGACAAGCCGGACCTGAAGGCCGCCCTCGAGCCGCTGGCCAAGTCGGTGGACGTGGAGCTGCCCTCCTTCCCCGAGTTCGTGGTGAAGGCTGCCCCCGAGCCCGAGGTCCCCGAGGCCTTCAAGGCGCAGTGGGAGGCCATGCAGAAGTCAAGCGCGGAGGACAAGGCCCGGCTGGAGAAGCTGGAGAAGGCCGCCGCGGTCAAGACCTTCATCACCAAGGCCGAGGCCGACTTCGGCTCCGTGCCGGGCGCGAGTCACACCGAGATGGGCGAGCTGCTCCAGAAGGCCCACGCGGGCGAGAACTGCGGCGAGGACCTGGAGAAGGTGCTCAAGGCCGTCAACGGATTCGTGGCCGAGTCCGAGCTGTTCAAGGCCAAGGGGAGCGACCTCTCCAACGACGGCGAAGGCAACACCGCCTTCGAGAAGATGGAAGGCCAGGCCAAAGAGCTGATGCAGAAGTCGGCCGAGGCTGGCAAGCCCCTGTCCAAGGCCCAGGCCATCGTCGAGGTGAGCCGCCTCAACCCCGAGCTTCGCCGCGAGGCTTCCGTCCAGCAGTAGCAACCCGCGGCCCCGGCCGCTCACCATGGAGTGAAACATGGCCGTCGAAGAAAAAGTTGTTTGCATCAACCTCCTGGCCGCGGGAGATCTGAGCGCTCACCAGTACAAGTTCGTGACCTTCAACGGCACGGACAAGACCGTGGATCTCACCGCCACCGCAGGTGGGTCCGTCGACGGAATCCTCCAGGACGAGCCGGCCGCCGCTGGCAGGTCTGCCAAGGTCGCCATCAGCGGGCGCGTCAAGGTGCTCGCTGGCGCAGCCGTCGCGGCTGGCGCGGACGTGGCCACGGATGCCACCGGTCGCGCGGTCACCGCCACCGGTGCCGCCGAGGTCGTGGGCAAGTCCGTCATCGCGGGCGCAGTGGCCGGCGACGTGATGGAGATCATCCTGAAGGGCAAGGGTGCGAGCACCTCGGCGCTGGCGCTGCGTGTCCCGAGCAACATCGAGACGGCGGCTTTCACGGCGGCGGTCAACGCCACGTGGGAGAACTACAACATCATCACCGCGCTGAACCTGGTGCTGGCGACCAACATCGCCGTGACCCGGGCGGTTCAGCTCCGAGGCGTGCTGGAGTTCATCACCTCCGACGCTCTCGGTCCCTACGAGGCCAAGTTCAACGACGGCGATGCCCCGGACGGTGACGACACGACCAACGCCTTCACCACGGCGGCGGCGGCCGGGTCCGAGTTCATCAACGTGGACCTGATCACGGACGCCACCGGGCAGATCAAGATCGAGGTCGACGACAGGACCAAGCTCACGATGATCTTCCATCTGAAGAGCTACAGCTACGTGCAGAACGTCGCGACTCTGTAGGGCCGCGCAACGATAAATGACGGCGGCTTAGGGCCGCAACAGACAAGGAGACAAGGACCATGACCGTTTATCACCAGACTCCCGTGACCCGCGAAGAGAGCGAGCTCAAGCGCGTGCCCGCCAACCTGGAGACCGCCGCGTTTTCCTGCCTGGTCAACGCCACGTGGGAAGACATCGACCTGGTGGCCCTGCTCAACACCGCCCTGACCACCGCGGTCAAGGACATCATCGACGTGACCAAGTCCGTGTATCTGCACGGCGTGCTGGAGATCCTGAACGGCGATGGTCTCGCGCACACCGTCAAGTGGGCCGACGCGGGCACCCCGGACAACGACGACACGGTCAAGGAGTTCGCCACGCTCCTGGCGATCGGATCTGAGCACACACCCTGCGACATCGTCTGCAGCCACACCGACGGGTTCGCCAAGTTCGAGGCCGACGTCGTGGCTCAGGCGACCTTCGTCTACCACCTGACATCCTTCGAGTACATCCAGGACGCCGTCGAGTAGGGGCAGATAGGGGGGGGGCTTGTAACGCTGACAAAAACATCGACATCGACAGAGGATAAGACCATGACCGTACAGCTTCAGAGCCCCGTGACCCGCGAAGAGTCCGAGGCCAAAAGGGTTCCCGCCAACATCGAGACCGCCGCGTTCACGCCCGCGGTCAACGCCACCTGGGAGGACTACGACCTCGTCGCGGCCGTCAATACCGCGCTGGTCGCGGGCGGCAAGGACGCCATCGACGTCACCAAGGCCGTCCGGCTCTACGGCGTGATGGAGTTCATCAACGCGGGGGCCGGAGCCGGCCACACCGCCACGTTCAACGACGGCGACGCGCCGGACGGCGACGACACCGAGAACGTATTCGCCCTGGCTGGCGGACCCGGCAGCGAGTACCTGAGCGTTGCCCTCATCGCCACCGCCACCGACGGGTTCATCAAGATCGAGGTCGACGACCGCACCCAGGTCACCATGATCTTCCACCTGACCATGTACCGCTACATCCAGGCCGCGGCCGAGTAGGCCTGTTCCCGGGCCCGGGGATCTACCCCGGGCCCACACAGAGAGATGACCCCGGGGAATCCGGGCGAACAAGGAGCAATAAGATGCCCAGACCCACTCCCCAGGATCGCCACGTAGACGGGGTCCTCTCCAACGTCGGTATGGCGTTCTTGCAGGACGAGAACAAGTACATCGCGACCAAGATGTTTCCGTTCGCGCCGGTCCCCAAGCAGAGCGACCTCTACCGCAAGTACAGCCTGGCCGGCCTTCTGCGGCTCCGGGCCCAGAAGATGGCGCCCGGCGAGGCGGCCCCCATCGACACCACCGGGTTCGCCGATGAGCAGTATTACTGCGAGAAGTACGGGCTCCGCGACTTCCTGACCCCCGAGGACCTGGCCAACGACGACGGCCCGATCCCGCCCGACCAGATGGTCACCCTGCAGCTCATGCAGGCCCAGATGAGCACCCTGGAGCTGGACTTCGCCACGAAGTACTTCGGCGCCGGAATCTGGGACAACAACCTCGTCGGCGTCGCCGCTGGCGCGGTCGTGGGGACTTCCTTCGTCAGGTGGGACCTCGCTGGTTCCGACCCGGTGGCCGACATGATCCTGGCCAGGCGCATGATCCACGACAGCACCGGCTTCATGCCGAACAGGGCGGTCATCGCTGGCAACGTCATGGACTCCCTGCAGACCAACGCGGCGATCCAGGACCGCATCAAGTACACCGGCGCCCGCGATGGCGCGATCGTCACCGAGCAGATGCTGGCCGGCCTGTTCAAGATCGAGCAGATCTTCACCGGCGAGGCCATCATCAACAGCGCGGCCGAGGGTGCCGCTGCCGTCTTCGAGAACGTCTTCGACGACGGCGTGCTCCTGTCCTACGCCGCCCCGAGCCCCAGCCCGCGCTCTCCGAGCGCTGGCATGACCTTCCACTGGACGACCCCGACCGACTCCCCCGGGACGAGTGTCGTGGTTCGCCGGATCCCGCGGCCGAGCCTGGGCAACAGGACGGACTTCGAGACGCTCCTGTACTACGACCAGAAGCTGACCTCGACCAACCTGAGCACCTTCCTCGCCGAAGTGATCACGCCGTAGCCCTCGGGGCCATCATGAGGAGCAACTGTGACGTGGACGTACAGTGGAAACCCGGGAGCGAGCGACCTCGACGAGGTGCGCTTTCTCATCGGGGACACTGACACCAACGACCAGCAGCTCTCCGACGAGGAAATCACCTACCTTCTATCTGCCTTCGGCAGCCCGGCCCGGGCAGCCCTCGAATCAGCTCGAGGGCTGCTGGCCAAATACTCCCGGTTCGTTGACCAGAAGACCGGGGACATCGACATTAAGTTCAGCCAGCGCCGGGCCGCCTACGCCGCCCTGGTCCAGCAGCTCCAACTGGGCATGCTCCCGGTGCCCTACGCCGGCGGCATCTCGGAGTCCGACAAGGAGGTCGACGAACTCGACGACGACCGTGTGGCACCGGCCTTCACCGTGCGCATGATGGAGGACCCGGACCGCTCGGACACCGATACGTGGGACGCGGACTGATGTTCGAATTCAAGGGCGGCACCATCGACCGCGACTTCGGAGAGCGCGACTTCCTGCGGGCGGTGGACGAGCTTGACGATGCCCACATCGACGTGGGCCTGTTCGAGGGCGAGCCGGACCATCCCGATTCGGAGCTCAACGTGGTTCAAATCGGGGCCGTGCACGAGTTCGGCACCAAGGACGGCCACGTGCCCGAGCGGTCCTACTTGCGCTCAACCGCCGACGAGAAGGGGGCCGAATACTCCAAGCGCATGAACAAGCTGGCGGCCAAGATCCAGGCGAGCAAGGGCAAAGTCAACACGATGTCGGAGATGTTTGCTGTGGGCGAAAGGATGGCTTCGGACGTGCAACGTAAGATCAAGGCCCTGAAGACCCCGCCGAAGGCCGCTTCCACGCTGAAGAAGATCGGGGCGAAGTTCAACAACCCGCTGATCCACACTGACCACATGCGCGCTTCCATCCGCTCGCTCATCGTGGTGGGCAAGGCCGAGAAGAAGACCGCGAGGGGCAAATGAGCTGCCCGATCCAGATGCCTGACTGCATGTTCGAGGAGGTGGTGCTCACGTCGTGGGCGGCCGGCTCCCATGTGGACGGGACCTGGGTCGATGGCGCCAGCACCGTGGCCACGATCCGCGCGAGCGTCCAGCCCGCCAATGCCCGGGACCTGATGCACCTGCCGGAAGGGGACCGGACCAAGGGCGCTATCAAGCTCTACACGGACGGCGACCTGAGCGAGGGCAACGAAGCCCTGGCGCTGGTCCCCGACCAGATCACATGGAACGGCGAGCAGTGGGAGGTCCAAAAGGTATGGCGTCACCAGATGGGCCTGGGGCACCACAAGGGCATGGCCCTGCGGGTGGAGCGGTAGATGGCAATCATCACCACAGCCGTTCTTCAGGCCGCTGTCCGGGCGTGGCTCGTGTCGGCCACCGGTGGTATCGAGGTCATCTTCGCCGACCAGGCGAAGCCACGACCAGCCTCCAGGCCCTACGTCACCGTCTCCCTGGGCTTGCCGCGTACCGTGGGCTACGACGACGCCGGCGACCTCACCGACCCAGGAGCGCCTGCCTACGCCTCCAGAGCGATGCGCGGGGACCGAGTTCTCACCGCCAGTATCCAGGTGCTGGGCGTGGGCGCTGCCGACGTGGCCCGGGCTGCGAGCAACGCCCTGACCAACGTCGAGATCCGGGAAGACCTCCGGGCGGCCGGCATCGCGCCCAAGGACAACGGGGTGCTGACCGACCTCTCTGCCCTGATGGAGACAGACTGGGAAGACCGGGCCGGGCTCGAAGTCGAGTTCGTCTTCGCCGATAGCTACACCGACACCGTGCCGCTGATCGAGAAGGTCACCGGGACCGGGACCTACGAGCCGGGGACGATAGTGGACCCGTTCTCAGCAGAAGTACCATAGGAGCAGATCATGGCCCTTTCCGACATCGTGAACATCACCATCACCAAGACCACCGCGAACATCTCGCGGGCGGGATTCGGCAAGGCGCTGATCCTCGGCACGCACATGAACTTCGCCACCAGGATTCAGTGGATCAGCCAGGCGACGTGGGCCGCGGAGCTTGTCGCGCTCGGGTTCATCACCACGGACGCGATCTACCTGGCAGCCCAGGACCACTTCGCGCAGAACCCCGCGCCGACCCAGTGCGCCATCGGGCTCCGCACCGCGGACCAGATCCAGGTCAC